AACACCATAAGAAAAGAGCATAATGTAGAAGTAAGAAAAACACGTGTAAATAATATGTTTAGGCTATGAAACACATAAGACTTCAAGTAAAAACAATACTCCAAAGCTATCCTGCAACTTCCGACTGCAACGCTTCACTATGCCGATTGTACTACAAGATAAACCACGGAATAGAACACGAAACGGAAGTAGGAAAGTTTTTCGACAAAATTGTAAACAAAGAAATACCGAGCAACGAAACAATTTGCAGGTTTTCAAGGGAGCTTCAGGAAAAGCATATTGAACTTCGGGGCGTAAAATGGAACGAACGCCAGCGTAAAACAGAAAAAGTAAAAAATGATTTTGGATATAACTTAAAAAATAAATAAGATGCAGGAAATAAAAGAAAAAATTTTAGAAGAGTATAAAAAAGGCAACTTAGTAATAAGAAACTTTGAAGGATTATCTGTGTATAAAATTTCTGATTTCATAAAACAGCCTACGGAATGTATATTATATGATTTAAACAGAAATGAATCTGTAATATTAACTTTTTTGCCTGATGAAAAATGGATTAATGATTACGCATCAACACAAGTTATTAGGCAATTAAAAAAAAGGATTGAAGAATTAGAAGATAAAATAAAATGTTAGCTAATTGCATCTTCTGCCGTAAGAAGTTCGAGCAAAAAATATTCAACTACCGTTATTGCGAATCAACTCCTGAATGCAAAGAAGCTGGAAATGAAGCAAAAAACGCTTTGATTAAAAAAGCAATGGAAAAAGTAAAGTCTTCAAAAGAAAAAAAATCAAGGCAGGAAACTAAAGTATTTCGTGAGAAGTTGAAAACGCTTTCGGATTGGAAAAACGATTTGCAAAAGGAAATCAATGCTATTGTACGTGAAATTGACAAAGGGCATCCTTGTATAAGCTCAGGACGACCTCTAGGAAAGTCTTATGATGCAGGTCATTTTTTAGGCAGACAGGCGTTTCCTGAAGTTCGTTATCATTTGATGAACATATACGCACAGTCAGTAGAGCAAAATCAGCACAAATCAGGAAACGTAATAGGTTTTATGTCAGGATTGGAACAAGTATTCGGAAAAGAACATTTAGAGTCTGTAATGGCTTTAAAATCGCTTCCATCTTTAAGAATAACAATTGAAGAAATAAAAGAAGCTATTCCAAGATGCAGAGGAATATTAAAATGGCTAAAACTCCAAGATAGAATCTTTACAACTGAAGAAAGATTGGAATTAAGGAAACGATTTAACATAGAAATCGGAATTTACAAATAAATTATTATTACATTTACAAAACTGTTTCGGTCTCAAACAAAGGAAACATAAAGAATTAGCCTTTTGATTGGCGTGCAACGTGAGACCTTGTACAAAAATCGGAAGGCATTTTTATTTTATAACATTATGATAACAACAGAAATTACAAAAAGGATTATTAAGGTTTTTAATTATGATTTTACCGATAAATCTACAAAACATATTAAATCACTTCCTCTACTTTTGGAAGGTGTTTTTAAAGAAATTCCTGAACACGTACTTCAAGAATTAGATAAAAGCAAAACACTTTCGGAAAACGATATTGAAAAAATATCAAATTTTGTGTTTGATGGATTAGCTACCGAATATTTAGAACTTTTAAAAAAGCACGAGCCTTATGTTTTTGAACTTACCTTGAATAATCCAATCGTTGGCACGAGAGAAGTTAAAGAAAGAAATTTTAAAAGTCGTTACGAACTGGTTTTTAAAGAAAGGTTTATAAAAATAAAATGTCCTGTTCATTTACATAAATTCAGTAAAAATAAACTTGAAATTGCGAAACTCAACTATTAACTGTATCGGGTGTAAGTTTTTCAGTAAAACAGAAAATAATTTCAATTGTGAGAAAGGCAGGCAGATATTAAGTCAGTCTGCCAAACACGAATGTAAATTGTATTCCGAAAAAGAATCTGTCGACAAACTACAAAAAGAACTAAACGCCTTAAAAGTAAAGAGAACCATTGAAAAAACAGATATATACAACCAAAGAATAAACGAATTACAGGGTAAAATAGATTTTGTGAATTGGGGGATATGTTAAAGTTTGAAATATTATTTGCGTATTCAAAATATGATTGTATATTTGCTATATCAAAATGAAACAATTATGAAATCAGCAGTATTTACATCAGCTTGGAAAATGTTTAGAGAATTAGGAATTACTTTTTCATCAGCATTAAAATTATCTTGGGCAAACGCAATGGCAGAAAAATTGGCTATTGAAAAAGATATGGCAGAGGGTATTGCTTTTAATAGACCTGCTGTAAAGAAAATAGAAGCTAAATTAAACGGTTTTATTAAAACCTTGAATACTTTAATACCTTGCGAAATATCATTCGTTAAAAAGCCTTATAACAATTCAGGGGCTGAACGTTATTACGGAATAGGAGTTTATAACGGAGATTAAAAAAAAAATACAATATGGAAAATAGAGGAGGAAAAAGAGAAGGAGCTGGACGTAAAAAAACAGGAAACGTACAAAAGCCTTATTACACCGATTTAAAAATGCACGCTACAATAAATCAATTGGTAACTGCAAGAAAATCAAAAGAGCTTACAGACGAAGCATTATTAAGAGTAGAAAAGGAAGCATTAAAAAAATAAGCTATGTGGGAAGAAATACAAGAACAGATCAACACTCTTTACAAAGAGAATCCTGAATTAAAAAGAATCACATTTAAGTCAAATGGTAAGGTTATGGCAACTTTTAAAGGTCAGCCGTCATTTGTATTGAATAGCATTTTAGAGTTGGTAGAATTAATTGAAATCAGTAAAAATAGTTAGTTATGGTAAAGTTAAATGAAAATCAAGTAATTTATTGTAAGACATTAGAAGAATGTATTAAGATATTATCTATTTTTAAAGATAGAAAATGTTCTGAAGAAGACTTTTATAAATATAAAAACATTTGCTTCGGTATTATTGGTAAAACTTCTTGTTTGTTTTGCTCCAAGAAAAAACTTAAAAAAGATGGCTATGAAATAATAAAAGCCATAGATTTTATTTTAAATAATGAAAACGAAATTCGATTTGATAAAATAGAAAAGCATTTGGGTTTGAATACGGAAGTAACTGTTTCCAAAATGGAAAGTGTTGAGGTAAATAATATAAAAAATGAATTAACCGAACTTCCTGAAAAGTGGTGTGTAAAAGCTAATAACGAAAAAGAAGCTAATTCGATATATGAATGGTTTAAAAAACATAAACAGACTCCTTGGGGACTTGGCCCAGTAGAAATATTAAATTATTCTAAAAAAGGATTTATTTGTTTTCCTGCTGTAGGGGTAATTGGGGGTTCTCATAAAATCTTTTATCAATTTGAAAAATCTGATTACACTGAAATAACTTTCGATGAATTCAAGAAATGGGTATTGAAAGAAGATGAAAATAATACCATCGGTGTTTCCTACACTACTTTATCCATCCGAGAAGTTCAGGTAAAAGTAACATCACAAGAAGAAGTTAACGAATGCGCTGAAATTGCTAAGGCCTGTGGAGAGAAAATAGGAGATATAACAAGAACTGATTTTTTTAGCTACTTTAGAAAAGATGCAGTTAGCAATCAGTTTAAATCATTGGATAAAAGCCTGTATTTGAAAAAAATCTCAATCCAAGAATACAGAGAGCGTTTCGGTAAGTCAGATATTTCCAAAACAGAAACAACTGAAATAGATTGGAGCAAGGCGGGGCAGTTGGTTTGTTGTGAAATACCTAAAACTTTATTAATGACTACTGGTTTCCAAAAACCAGAAACATTTGAAGCTATCCTACTTCAAAATAGCGATAAATTTAACGCAGGAATGGTTAACGACCATTGGCGAAAAGAGTGTTTCAAACTATGCACCGAACCAATAACACTTAAAAACGAATAAGGATGACCACACTAATAGAAAACAAATTGTATTGCGTTGAAGTTCCGAGTGATGCGACTGAAATTCAAACTTGGAATCACGGAATCGGTTTTAAGACAAATATGTTAGATAGAAAACCTGATGATACTAACGGGTTTTATCATATCGAAACAGGACTTTTTAAAATGAAAGATTTCAAAATACTCGGAGAAGTAGATGCAGATACTATTTATTTTGATGTTGAGCCGTATTTAGAATATGATAAATATTTAAACAAGCCAATAAATTATATCCAAATAGATATGGTTTTCAAAGATAAAAACGAATCATTCCGAAGCCTATTACAGTCTAAATTAATTTACTTTGAAAATCCTATGGGCAAACTTGAAATTTGTTGTTCTGGAAGAGATTGCGGATGTATGGGAATGCCTACGAACATTTCTTCAATGGAAGAATTGGAAGAATGGGAAGAATTCGAAAACAAAGTAATAAAAGGAAAACTAATTATATTGGATAAATTATGAAAACAGCACTTACAGAATATTTAGAAGCTTTGGCAGATGCAGAGATTATAAAAAATACAGAATTGCCAATTATTAAAAAGTTTTTAGAAAAAGAAAAACAGCAGATTACTGATGCTTGGGTATTTGGGAAATCAGTTGGTTATAGTCATTCTGAAAATACTTCACAACAATACTACTCCGAAACATTCAACAATAAAGATTAGAGAGGTACATCACAAAAATTAACGATTATGGAATCAGAAAAATATATTTTAGAACTTGGATTTAAAAAAGAAAAAAACGATCCAAATTTTTTATATTCAAAACCATTGTGTTCAGAATATGAATGTTTAGAAAAAGGAATTAGACAAATGCCGGAACTTCTTATCGCATCTGTTAAAAGTGGAGACAGTCAGTTTTGTATATATACGGGAGAAAATTTCATTTGGCTTAAAAGCGAGACGGTAAAAGAAGCAATTGAATTCTGCAAAAATATATCTCATTTTGAACTCAACTAAACTAAACAAAACTTGACAAAAAATTAATAATTAGCAAGAAAATGGAAAACGCAAAACAAAAAGCTATTGAAGTGGCTTATGGAATTCATTGGGATAAAGTAAAAGATTTCGTTGATGAAAACGGATGGGTAGAGACTGGTCATTGGGGATCTGAACCAAAGTTAATTCAAGTATCTGACAATTTTCAAGGAGAAAAAGAAAAAAAGGAAGATGACAGAAATCCTGATTATTTTCTTTGGCGACCAAAATCACTTTCAGGAATCGAAACAAACAACAATTGGATTTCTATACATTCAGAAGATGATTTGCCGAAGGAAGGGTATGAATTTTATATTTTTTCTGATTCAGGAATTGAGACAGCTGTTTTTGATTTTGAAAAAAAATACTTCTACAAATTACAATTGGGTTTAGCTATAAAATTAAAAATAACACACTACCAACTAATAGTTAAACCCGAAAAACCAATTTACTAATGGAAAAAATTACACTTAAACGGTTTTTCGACTATTTAATTTATCGGATTAAAATAGTTCTCAAAGCAATAGACAAATCAACACTAAACAAAAATGAAGGTTAAGATAAATGGTATTACTAGAATAGTTTTTCTATTTGGAAAATACGCTGTAAAAATACCTAATATTAGATATTCTCAAAAGCATTTTGTCCAAGGTTGCTTGGCAAATATAAAAGAAAGAGATTACTTCAAAAATCATAAATACGAAGGCAGTTTGGTAGATTATGTTTCACCTTCTTTGTTTTGCTCTTGGTTAGGCTTATTTCAAATACAGTCAAGGTGTGAGCCTAAAGAAGAATCTTTGACGGATAAAGAAAAAGAATTTTTCAAACCCTTATGTGGTTCTGATAATAAAAAAGAAAATTTTGGATATTATAAAAACAATTTAGTCTGTTTAGACTACGAATAAATTAAAAATTATGGAAATAAATTGTTCAATATTGGAACGTTGGTTACTTTTGTTTCAATCTTTTCGGAAAGACCTAAAGTTCTTGCTATTATATTAGGATTGTACGCCCCAACTGTCGCGCCTTCGAACTGATTTGACTGAATAATTGATTTTATGCGTGTTGTGATTTCCCAAAAATCTTTATATCCTTCTTCTTTTTCGTATCTGTTAAAGGTGTTTTCGTCAATGTCTGCAAACAAACAAAAACTCTTTATACTCATTGGTGTTTGTGTTGGAATATCCATTGTAGTTCCAGCCATGTCGCCCGACTTTATAGCTTCTTTTTTATTCCAAACACTTTGGCTTATCCAATCGAAATATTTAACAGCTTCATCCCATAAGGCTTCAGGATCGTAACTGTGATCACGTCCGTGCTTATTTCTAAACTTCCAATATTCATTTCCAATAGGTGCTCCCATAACCCCAAAACTATTAAATTAATTCGACATATCAAAATTTATATTTTTCTCTTGCTTGCTCTGTAAGTGTAAGTGTTAGGTTGAATTTTACTAGGTCCTCAAGTGTGGATTGTCCAAAATTTTGATTTTGAATTATAACCCACATATTTTCATTTATAACACCTTCTTGGTTTATTTTATTACATATTTCAAAGCCTTCAAATATCACTTCTGATAATGCTTTTTCATAAGCTTCAAATTGCCTATCTACTTCTTTTGGTTGCATATAAGCATCAACGGTAGGCTCTTTCATTACAGAACCATATTCATCAACCGGAACGAACATTTTAAGCTCCAAAGGCATTGAAAGAAATTTGGCGTATTTTAAAATATTTTCGTAGGCTTCAAAATGAGTTTGCTCGGCTTTTTCAATAATTAATGATTGCTCCATCACATAATTTTTCATTGAAATTAAATTTTCCATAATCTTAATTTTGTATTGTTTCTACTTTTATAACATCCCCAACCAAGGTGCAAAATCCAAGTCCAGAAATGTATATTCTTTCTTTTTGATGCAAGTAATATTCTTTGAACATAAATTTTAAGATGACTATCATAATTTTATTTTCGTTTACCACAAGTGTATTTACTTGTGTTTAATTTGTTTTACTGTTTAATTTCAATATCCTCAATGCTTTCAAGTTCTCCAAGCGAATAATTTCCTATTGCTTCATATTCTACGCCTTCAGCATCTATTCCTGAGATACAATAAATTTTATCGTGAACTGATATTTCTGATAATAATTCATTTTTCTGCCAATTAATTTTAGAATTTTTCCATTCTTTTTCAAACTTATCATCTAAAAACAAATTGAATCCACTAATCCCCATATTTTGATTTATTAAAACCCTCATAAATGCTTTACCTTTTGATGTTTCAGTTGGAATTGCATAAGTCCCTGGTTCTACTTTTTCTACGCTTCCAAATTTATCTATTAGAAAGTTTTTTGCTTCGTTTAGTTCTGCTAACATATTTTTTTGTTTTAGTTATTTACTGTTTAGTGTTGATTTGTCTATTGCTAAATTTCGCTCCAAAAGTCCG